TTAAGTTGTCCTTTGGGACAAGTTGTAAAAGTTGTCCCTTGTCCTAAAGTTGTCCTTAAGTTGTCCTTTGGGACAAGTTGTAAAAGTTGTCCCTTGTCCCCCCTTTTAAGGGGACAAGGACAAGTACAACTTAAAACAGGCGAAAAATGAAAAGTTGTCCTTTTGTTGAATAGGCGCTGAATGGATGCAATGACCATAAATCAAACGACCGACCTTTTATCTCTTGTAGGATGCATAATTTCCTTGCTCATATTTTGGGCGTTGAATGTTTGGGCAGGAAGCAAGGCAATCATAACCAGAGGCAGAGCGATGGTGAATTATCAGAAAGAACAGACGGGTAGGGGGATGCAAATTTATGCAAGATTCGTAATGTATACCGTTGCGGGAAGGCGCTCGCGTGCGAGCGCGGAATTGGAGAACTGTGAACATGGCGAAGGGCAGAAAACCGATCCCGCGTTCAGTTAATAAATTACGGGGCAATCCCGGACGCCGCCGTGGAAAATCGGGGGCGATGGCGTTCCAGGCGGGTTTGCCGTCCGCCCCGGAGTATTTGCGCGGCGGCGATCTGGAAATATGGCGCGAATTGACGACGGAACTCCACGCGCTCGGTATCATTACGAAATTTGACCAGCATATCCTGGCGGTATACTGTCAGGCGGTCGGGGAGTTGAACAAACACACCGCCGCGTTAGAAAACGAAAGCGATGTTATTGTGTCCACACGCGGCGGATCGCAACTCAACCCGCGCGTGAGGTACGTCAAATCCCTGCGTGAGGAGATCGCCAAATACGCCAGCGAGTTGGGACTCTCCCCCACCTCGCGAAACAAACTTGAACTCATGCCGAAAACCGGCGGCGAAAAACCGGCAACCGAGCAGGAGCGTCTCGCCGGTGAAATTTTCGGGGGACAAAAAGTTCGCGTGGGCGTTGACGTGTACCCTAAATGATCCACCCCGCCGACAAATATGCGCGCGATATCGTTTCCGGGCGCATCGCCGCCTGTCATTGGGTGCGGCGCGCGTGTCAGAGACATCTGGATAACAGGCGTCACGCCAAACAGCGGGGGTTGTATTTCGACGTTCAAGCTGCTCAAAAAGCGGTTGATTTTTTTAGCATCACGCCGATCACACAAGGGGAGCGGGCGGGACAACCGTTCGTTATCGAGAACTGGGTGTTATTCGTCGTCTGGAATCTATTCGGATGGTATCGGGCAGACCATCCGCGCTGGAGGATCAAACGGGAGGACGGGAGTGAGGAGGATACCAGCAGAACGCGCCTGTACCGCACCGCCTATTTGGAGGTCGCCCGCAAGAATATCAAAACGTCGCTCGGCTCCCGGCTCATGCTCGAACTGGCGTTTGCCGACGGGGATCACGCGGCGGAGGTGTATTCGGTTGCAATGAAACGGGATCAGGCAAAAATATGTTTCGACGAGGCGCGTGCGATTGTGGAGGAATCGGAATTGCTGCGGGAATACGGGGGCATTTCTGCGTTGACGAACAACATCCATCAGGTCAGCACCATGTCGAAATGCGAACCGCTGTCTTCCGACACGAAGAGCATGGATGGGTTGCGCGTCAAGGGGGCGATTTTGGATGAGGTACACGCCTGGACGAAGCGCGACGCGTATGTCAAGATTAACCGGGCGACCTCCGCATGGCGGCAACCGTTGATCGTGATGATAACGACCGCCGGGGCGGTCGAGGAATCCAAGTTCTGCTGGGAACAGCATGAATACACATGCAGGATTTTGGATGGTATTGTCGAGGACGACACGTGGTTCGGCGTGATCTATACACTGGACGACGGGGACGACTGGCGCGACGAACGCAATTGGATCAAAGCGAATCCCTATCTTGGACTGTCGAAGAAATGGGACTATATGCGGACGGAGGCGGCGCGTGCCGCCTCCATGCCGACCGCGCTGAACGATTTTCTCCGCTATGATCTCAACGTATGGGTGAGATCGCAATCGAAATGGATGCCGATGGAGGATTGGGGATTGTGCGCCGGGAACATACCCGCGCATCAACTGCGGAACACGTTGCGCGGGCGTCCGTGTTACATGGGTCTCGACCTGGCGAAGACCCGCGACTTGTCGTCGCTTGTCTTGGAATTTCCACCGACGGACGACGATCCGTTGTATTACGTTCTCCCGTTTTTTTTCTGCCCGGAGGACGATATCCTGAGACGGGCGCGTAACGACCGCGTCCCCTACGACGTATGGGCGGATCGGGGATATTTAACGCCCACGCCCGGAAATATAACAGACCAGAATTACATACTACATAAAATCGGCGAATTGACGAACGAGTTTGTCGTCAAACGGTTGTATTACGACCGTTACGGATCGGATAAAATTATCAGCGACCTGCAAAACGAACACGGGTTCACCCTGGATCAAAAGACGCATGAGGGGTACGGCAATCCGTTGATCGTGAAATTCGGGCAGGGGTTCTTGTCCATGACCGCGCCAATGAACGATGTGTTGCGGCTCGTGTTATTGCACCGTTACGCGCACGGGGATCACCCCGTCCTGACGTGGAATATGGATAACCTGATCGCCGCCTCCGATCCGGCGGGCAACATCAAACCCGACAAAGAGAGGTCTCGCGAACGGATCGACGGTGCGGTCGCGCTCATCATGGCGCACGCGGGGAGCATGATTCACGCGCCGGAACAGGAATCCGTTTACAAAACACGCGGTATTTTGACGCTCTAGTATGATATAATACGGATCGATAAATCGATTCCGATTTTGTCGGAGCGTTCGGGCCGGCATTGCCGCAACAGGCAATGCCGGTTTCTTTGTTGCTTTCAACAGTCAGGAGAAAACTATGACTCTGCAATATTCGACGGCGGTGCGGAACGCGCAACTGGACGCGATAGAAACCACCATTGGAGCGAGCGCTGTATTGAAAATCCGCACGGGATCGCCGCCCGCCAACTGCGCGGCGGCGGACAGCGGAACGGTGCTGGCGACATTGAATCTACCGTCCGACTGGATGGCGGCGGCGTCATCCGGGTCAAAGGCAAAAAGCGGGACGTGGGAGGATACCAGTGCGGACGCGACGGGAACGGCGGCTCATTTCCGCCTATATTCATCCGACGGGGCAACCTGTGGAGTGCAGGGAACGGTAACGGCAACGGGCGGCGGCGGCGACATGACGGTCGATAACACGTCGTTTGCGAGCGGACAACCGTTCACGATTACGACATTCACGATCACTGCGGGCAACGCGTAGGAGTACCGATGGCAGTGCTATCCATCGCGGACAGAACCCGTATCTGGCGCGGACTGATGCGTCGCTGGTCGAACGAGCGTGTTCCGTGCGGATTCACGAAATTCGATCTGTATAACCCGTCCAGCGATACCGGCGCGATTGCCAACGTGGATGCGTGGGTGGACACCCATCAGGGCAACACAACGCCGGATAACGTCGGCATGAACGGTGCGTTGGTGTCCACCATGCGGACAGCGTTGAGCGCGGAACAGAAGACGGATATTTTGATTGCCGTCGCCGCCATGCGGCGCGGCGTCGATTATCTGCGTTCTGTTTTTGGGGAGGTGGATTGATGGCAAGCCGAATTTTGCTCACGGCGACGAACATGGAGCCGCCGTCCTCCAATGCGCCGCAATTTCTAACCATCCATTCGACCGAACAGCGCGCAGTCCTGGCTTTCGACGCATCCACTGACGAGGCGGCGGCGTGGACAGCCATCGTCCCGCAGGGGTGGACGGGGACGCCGACTGCCGTAATCACATACTGCATGGCGAGCGCAACTTCCGGGACGGTGGGATTGCAGGTGAGCGTTGAGGCAATATCGGACGGGGACACGGTGGACATCGATGCCTCGACGAGTTACGACACGGTCAACAACAGCGCGTCGACGACCGTCCCTGGAACGGCGGGATACATCGATCAGATTACTGTTACATTGACCAACAACGATTCGAGCGCGGCGGGGGATTTGTTGCGCGTCAAACTCAACCGGGACGCGGACGGTTCCGCCATCACCGACAGCGCAACGGGCGATCTCTATTTGATAAGTGTCGAAATCCGCGACGGGGCTTAAATGTCCGTCGTAGTCAACGCCAGCGCGGACAGACATCGCCGTACCAGCGGGACGATGCCTGTAACCACGTCTGATTTTACGGCGTGCGGCTGGTTCTATTTCGCGGGCGACACCAATTCGTATTCGACCCTGTTCTGCATCAACGATTCGACCGGGACACCGAACGATGGATGGTATTTGCAAACCCAGGCGGACGGCACGACCCTGGCAATATGGGATGCGGACGGCGGGATATGGTATTCGACCGACATCGGCGCGATGACGGTCGGCAACTGGTATCACGTCGCCATCCGGAAGAACGGGACAAATTTGCGCGGCTCCATGCGGGTGTTAACGACACTGACTTACACGACCGTCGCGTGCGCGGGCGCGCCTGCTGACACGTTCACCGCCGCCAATTTTGAGTTCGGCAGCGACGCCTACCCCGATCCCGTCAACGGAAATCTCGTCAATTGGAAAATCTATCAGGCAGACCTGACGGATGCCGAGTTGTTGCAGGAGTCGTTGCGCTTCGTCCCCTTCCGCTGGGCGAATCTGTGGGCGTGGTATCCGATGCTCAACACGGGCGGACAGGATTACGGCCCGAACGGGTATCACCTCAACGTCTCCACCGGGTTGACCGTCGGAGACAATCCGCCCATCGTCTGGGGCGGTCGGGTTATATTCGTCGGACAATCTGCGGGCGGCGGGGGGATTTCCGGTTCGTTGTCCGTCACGCAGGCGGACAACACCCTGTCATCCACCGGTGTCCTGTCCCTCAATGCGGCGCTCAATGCGACTCAAGCGGGCGATACATTGTCGGCGGCGGGATCGGTGGGGATCAACGGCGCGTTCAACGCCGCCCAAACTGACAATACCCTGTCCGCAACGGGGTCGGGCGCAAACAATGGGGCGTTATCCGCAACCCAGGCGGACAACGCAATAACATCTGCGGGCGTCCTGTCCATCAACGCGGTGTTATCCGTCGTCCAGTCGGATCATACGGTAACGTCCGCTGGCGTCCTGTCTCTCAATGCGGTGTTATCCGCAACCCAGGCAGGCGACACGTTATCCGCAACGGGGTCGAGCGTCAACGGCGGAGCGTTATCCGTCACACAATCGGACAATACGATGACATCTGTGGGCGTCCTGTCCCTCAATGCAGTGTTGTCCACGACCCAGGCGGGGAATACATTGGAATCCGCCGGGACGGTGAGGATCGACGGCGCGCTCAACGTCACACAGGCGGCGGATGTATTGTCCGCGTCGGGATTGAACGCGAACAGCGGCGTATTGTCCGCAACCCAGGCGGATTATGTAATAACATCCACAGGCGTCCTGTCCATCCGCGCGGTGTTGGGCGTCATGCAGGACGACAATACATTGGGATCGGCGGGGACGCTCAAGATCGGCGGTTCATTATCTATAACCCAGGCGGATCATGTGTTATCCGCTGTAAATTTCGAGCAGGTCAACGATATCGGACGCGTGGTCAAAACATGGATGAGACACAGACGGATATGGATAGAAAGTCGCAAATAAGACAGTTTCACATCCTGGATTTTCACGACAAATTCCCGCATTGTCCCGCCGCCGTTCTCGGAGGCGGGCCCAGTCTTCCCTCCGATCTGCGCCGTCTCCCCTCCGGGACGATACTCATCAGCGTCAACAACCACGCCCTGCATTTTTGCAAACCCGATTTCCTCGTGTTCATGGACATCCCCAACCGGGAACAATTCCCCGAATTGGCGGACGCCATCGAAACGTTCGACGGGTTGCTTGTATCCCAAACGCCGTTATCCGATATTCGCATTCAGGGCGAGGTAGATTACTGGAACGGCGGGTTTACCTCCGCGCTTGCGACGTGGTTCGCCGAGTATATCGGTTGTGACCCGATCCTGTTATGCGGGATGGACTGTTATCAGGGCGAGGTGAAATACTGTCATCCCCGTCCTGATTTCTACCACCCGGCGATGGACGCGCCGCTCGAAGATCACCTGAACGCATGGCGTCCGGCGTTGGACAATCTGCGGCACCCGGAGCGCGTCCGGGCGGTTAGCGGGCCGCTTGCGGACATTTTCGGTTTGTACCGGTGATATGTGTGATATAATCGCGGCGACAATTGATTCTGCTGATTTGCTGGAGCGTTCAGACCGGCGTTGCCCCTTGCGGCGACGCCTTTATTTTTTAAACCTATGACCGGAAAAACGTGGCGCGTTGGTATGGCAGAGATATTCTACCTGCTGGGATTGCTCCTGCTGGCGGCGGGTGTTTTTTGGGTTTTCGGCGCGGGATGGTCGCTGATCGTCGCGGGCGTCCTGTTGATCTCCACCGCGTTCTACAACGATCATAACATGAACAATACGAGGAATTCCTGATGCCATTTTTTGAGGATCGGTCTGTCACCGTTGTGCCTCAATCGTTATTCCGTTCAACGTTGAGCGCGACGCCGACAGGCGTCACGGTCACGCACGAGAACGCGACGGATGTGACGGCGGTATTCCAGGCGATCCGTTTCCTGTCGTTCATGATTGCATCATTGCCCCGTAAAACATACCAGAGGAAACAGAACGGCGACCGGGTTACGGCGCGCTGGCATCCGCTCTACGGGATATTGCACGACATCCCAAACGAGGAAATGACCAGTTTCGATCTATGGGCGCTTCTCGGATCGCACGTATTCGGGCGCGGAAACGCGTTCGCGGAAATTGTTTTCGACGCGACCGGACGAGTGCAATCGCTCTACCCGCTCAACCCGGCGAGGATGGAATTGAAACGCAATGAAAACGACGAATTGCGTTATATATACACGCTCCCTAAGGTCTACGACCACGAGAAACGCGCCTTGCGCCCGGAACAGGTTCTACATTTGCGTGGACTGACGCGGGAGGGGTTGTGGGGCTTGTCGGTCGTCAGCGCACACCGCAACGCCGTCGGACTGGCGAAGGCGACGGAAGAGTTCGCGTCCTCCTATTTCGGCAACGGCGCGGAACCGGGCGTGGTATTACGCCATCCCAAACGCCTCGACACGGACGTGCATGAACGAATCAAAACATCGTGGGAGCAGGCGCACATGGGACTGGAGAAGGCGCACCGCGTCGCGATCCTCGAGGAGGACATGAGTATCGAGAAAGTGGGTTTCAACCCGCAGGACAGTCAGTTCCTGGAGACGCGGCAATTCCAGACGTTGGAAATCGCGCGGATGTTCGGCATTCCGCCCCATTTGTTGTTCGAGTTGACCCACGCGACGTTTACTAACATCGAACATCAATCGCTGGAGTTCGTGATCTATCACCTCCGCCCCTGGTTGATTAATTTCGAGCAACAGATATTCAAGAGTTTGTTCCTGCCCCGCGAACGGGAGGCGGGGTATTACACCGAATTTCTGGTGGACGGCATCACCCGTGGCGATATAGCGACGCGTTACAACGCGTATTCGGTCGGGTTGACCAACGGTATCTACTCGATCAACGAGGTTCGGCGGCTTGAGAACATGAACAAAATCCCCGGCGGCGATACGCATTATATCCCGCTCAATATGAGCGCGTTAGGAGCGGACGGGAAACCGGCGGCGTCCGATGCGGCAAAAAACCCAAACACCCCCACGCGCGAGCAGTCCTATGTCGTATACACCCACCCGTTATTATTAGACGCCGCCGACCGGATATTGCGGAGGGAGAACAACGACCACAAGAACGCACAGGCGCGAAGGCCAGAAAAGTTCGTCGAGTGGATTCATGGTTTCTATGGACGCGATTATCCCGAATACATCGGGACGGTTTTGGAGCCGCTCATCCAGTCGAGAGTGTTGTCGGAGACGGAGGCGAAACGTTTCATCGCCGAATATCCCCGTCTCCGCCGCGCCGCGATAGCGGACGGATTCATCGCTCCCGATCCTGAATGGATCGTGGAGATGATGACAGGAGGAGAATATCATGGACGGTAACATCGAACGGCGCGTGATCGATTTCGAGCAGCGCGCCGCAGGCACGGAGGACAATCCGATTATCGAGGGGTATGCCGCCGTATTCGGGCGGGAAACGGTCATCGGGAACTGGTTTCGCGAACAGATCGTGCCGGGTGCGTTCAAGCGCGTTCTCTCCGAAGAACCGGATGTCGTCGCGGCGTTGAACCATAATTGGGATACGGTGTTGGGCAGAACGAGCGCCGGGACGTTGACACTGGAGGAGACCGCTGAGGGACTGCGTTATGTGGCGAAAATCGATCCCCGCGACACCGGGGCGATGGACATCTACCGCCGCGTACAGCGGCGTACGATCACACAGGCATCGTTCTCATTCACGGTGCGGGCGGATGAATGGACGAACCCGCCGAAAAATTCGACTGAGCTGCCCCTACGCAACATTATCGAGGTCGATTTGTTGTACGATGTCGGCCCATGCACGTTCGGGGCGTATTCGGAAACCAGCGCGGAGGCTCGCTCCCGCGCACAACAGATCGTTGTCGAACAACAGGAGGCGCAACCCGCCGCGGGACAGGAGTCCCCGGCGGACGATTTGCAGGAGCAAATCGAATCCCGCCGACTGGCGTTTTTGAAAGTCAAAATTCCAACAAAATTGAAATTGAGAGGACAAAATGAATATTCGTGAATTACTCGACCGGCGCGCCGCGCTGGTCACGGAAGCAGAGGCGATGCTTCCCGATCTGGAGAACGCCGAAACCCGCGCCGCCTACGACCAAAAGATCACGGCGATCACCGAACTGGACGAGATTATTAACCGCGCCAACGGACTGGACGCGGTGAAAAACAAACCGTTGAGCGTGATCGGTCAGCGTGACGGGATCGGGATGGGCAAACAGGATTTGCGTGATTATTCCATCGTGCGGGCGATGCGGGCGCAAATCACGCATAAGGGCATGTGGCGCGAACATGCTCCGCTGGAGGCGGAGGCGTCTGACGCGGTTGCGGCGCTCAACGGCAAACAACCGCAGGGGTTCTACGTCCCCGACGATGTATTACACGAGAAGCGCGACCTCACCGTCGCGACCGCCGCGTCCGGCGGGTATCTCAAGGCAACCGAGTATATGAGCATGATCGAAATGCTCCGCAACAGTTTGGTTTTGAGCAGGGCGGGCGCGACAGTTCTGACCGGACTGGTCGGCGACCTGGCGTTCCCGAAACAAACCGCCGCCGCAACCGCCTATTGGGTGGCAGAGGCGGGCGTGCCCACCGAGAGTCAACAGACGCTTGGACAGGTGCCCATGTCACCGAAAACAGTGGCGGCGTGGACGGACTATACCCGCAAGCTCATGCTTCAGTCCAGCGTGGACATCGAGAATTTTGTGCGTTCCGATCTCGCCGCAGTGCTTGCTCGCGCGGTCGACGTTGCCGGTCTGCATGGCTCCGGCTCCTCGAACCAACCCACCGGCGTGGCGTCCACCTCCGGGATCGGTTCGGTCGTCATCGGCACCAACGGCGGCGCACCGACCTACGACCACATCACGCAATTGGAGCGCGAGGTCGCCATCGATAACGCCGATTTTGGCACGTTGAAGTTCGTAACAAACCCGAAAGTCCGCTACAAACTGCGGAACACGAAAATCGGCACGGATCAACGCATGGTCTGGAACGACCAGCGAGAGCAGGAACTCATAGGTTATCCTGCTCTCATCAGCAACCAGGTGTCATCCACGCTGACGAAAGGCTCGTCGTCCGGTGTATGCTCCGCTATTTTCTTTGGCAACTGGCAGAGTCTCATGCTGGGTTTCTGGAGCGGGATTGACATATTGGTCGACCCCTACTCGCTGAGTACGGCGGGTTCTTATCGGGTAGTGGCGTTCCAGGACGTTGACGTAGCGGTGCGTTACGCCCAATCGTTTGCGGCTATACTGGACGCAACCACAACCTAATGCTGACGAAAGACGATTTCAAAGGAGCGGGCGTACCCGCCCTTTCCGAAGAGGGACGCATGAGGACAAAAATAATCCGTCCAACCATCGCCGGAGGCGTTCCCGTCGCGCCGGGACAGGTTGTCGACATTCCTGAACGGGAGGCACGATTTCTCGCCGCCATTGGGAAGGCGGAATTACTCGACGCGCCGGTCATCGAAACCGCCGATGCGCCGCCGGAACAACTCGAATCGACGGACATTAAACCGCCGAAGAAAAGAAAATGAACTACGCCCAAATCTATTGCACGGTTGCGGACATGATCGCCGACAGCAAATCGCCCGGCGCGGACGAGGCGCGTCTGTACCAGTCCATCCGTGAGGCGTCCGATTATCTTCAAAAAGAGATCGGATGGTTCATCCCGGTCACGTTGACGCGCCGCTTCGACGGATACGGACACGATACATTGATCGTCCCTCCCCTTCTGTCTGTAACGACAATCGTCAACGGCGACGACACGTTGTCCGCGAGCGATTACATCCTCAAACCGGATAACGCGTACTGGCCGTATGGGCCCTACGGGATGATCTATACAGACCCCGACTCATCGTTGCTTCTGGCGTGGGCGGACGAAACGGATGGCGTCCAGATTACAGGCAGATGGGGACTGTACGACCGCACCGCATCCGTCGGCGCCACTGTCGCGGATACGACGCAACAGTCGGACAGCGCGACGACGCTGAAAGTCTCCGACGGGTCGAGGGTCTCTCCAGGCATGGTTTGCTTGATCGCGTCGGAGCAGGAACTTGTCACGGGATGGTCGTCTCCAACGGAGGCGGTTACAACCATCACCGAACCCGCGGCGATCACCGCCGATCAATTGACGCTTGCCGATGCGTCGCTTGTCAACACGGGCGAGATCATCCGCATTGATTTCGAGCAGATGCGAATCACAGACCGCCGCACATCGGGCAATCTGGTGTCCGTCATTCGCGGCTGGAATGGGACAAGCCGCGCCGCCCACGCCGACAACGCGGCGGTGGACGTGTATCGCACGGTGACTGTCGAGCGCGGCGTCAACGGCACGACCGCGGCGGCGCACGCGAACGGCACGGCAATCAACCGCTATTACACACCGGACGACGTGCAATTTTTAACTCGTCAGATCGCGACGCTCATGCTCAACAAGGCGCTGGGCGGGTATCAGGGACGCACGGGCAACGCGGAATTGGGTGTTGTGTTCTATCACGACGCGTTCCCACGATACGAACTGGAGCAGATCAAGCAACGTTATTCCCTGCCGAGGTACGCATGATCCGATATATAGCCGACGGCACGAAGGCGGATTTCGACGCGGTCATCCGGTATCTTGAGCGGTTCCCTAAAATCCTGGACAAACACGCCGCTCCCGGAATGAAACGGATTGTCACATTGACGGCACGGCAAATCCTGCCGCATATCCCGTTGCGCACCGGCGCGTCGCGCAATGCCCTGTTTTCGGCCATCTACGGGTTCGGGAAGACGTTGACCGGCGTCGTCGGTTTTCGCGGTGGTAGAAATGCGCCCTGGTATATCAACGTCGTCGAACACGGCGCGCGCCCGCACTCGCTAGTCAAAGGCGCGAAACAGCGATCCGTGTCCGCGTTCGCCCGATTTCAAAAACGCATGGAGAGCGGCGCATTGCGCGGCGCTCACGTGTTTATCGGCGGACAATGGAGGACGATCAAGAGTCATCCGGGATTGTCCAGACTCGGTTTTATGGCGGCGGGATATTCTGCCGCTCAGCCGATTTTCAACGCCGAAATGCAGACAGCCGCGGACGCGGCAATACAGGAGATCAAACCCAATGGTTGAGGACTGGATCGACGCGTTGCAGGATGTTTGGGCGGGCGTACAGGGGTCGGGGTTTAAGAGCGTCAAAGCGCCGTACATGTACAAGCGCGCTGAATTCCCATCAGCAATTGACCCCTCCGATCTGCTTGCCAATCCTGTGGCGTTGAGCATCCCCGGCGAACAGATGTTCGAGTATTCGGCGGGCGGTCAAAATACGCTATTCTGCGAGGGCGTGACAGAGTTTCACGTCGCGCCGTCGCTGGACATGGGATTGATCCCGCAGTTACTGCCTTATCCTGGATTGATCGTCGCCCGCGCCGCCGCGAACATGAAGCTGGGCGGACTGGTGCATAATTTCGTTTTGCAGAAACGCCCCGACCAGATCACGGGCCCAGTCGAATTACGTTACGGCGACGAACAACCGCATTGGGGGTTCGTCGTCTATTGGGAAGTCAAGGAGATCGTCAACGCCGACATTACAGTCGGGACAGGAGATTGACATGGGCAAGATATACGTTTATGACACAACGCGCGGCGCGGGCGTCCCTGGACTGCCGCACGAAATCGACGAATCCGAAGCGCGGCAACTCGGCGTTGAGGACATTTTACGCGCGGCGATTGCCAACGGTTCGTATAAACTCAAAACCGAAACCAAACAACCCGCCGCAAAACGAGAGGAGTAATTCATGGGAAGTTCACATTTCTCAACGGTACAATACGGCGGGGAGACGACGCGAGGCACCGCCGTCGCCGCGACCAAAATATGGCCCGGACAGACGGGTTTCAAGATCGGGACTGATGCGAAAGTTTCGTTCATCGAGGAGCAACAGAACGTCCGCTCGCTGAACCGCCGTGTGGTCGTCTACCAGAAACAATACCGTAACAGTCTGGTCGCGCCGCAGGCGACGTTCTCGCAGTTGTTGTTTCCCGCGTCGTGCGGGTTGAAAGGCTCCGTTACCGCAACGGAACAAACGCCGTCGCAGGGCGATTATCTGTGGGATTTCACCCCCTCCATGACCGCCGCGAACAACCCGGAGTCGGCGACCATAGAGATGGGCGACGACGTGCAATATTGGGAGGCGGAGTATTGCATGTTCGATAAGATTTCCATCAGCGGGACAATCGATCAGGACGGCGGCGACGCGCCGGTGTCCATCGACTGCGGATTCTTCGGGAGACAGTTGACCGCCACGACCAAGACCGCGTCGTTATCGCTTGCGACAGGGGACGTGATGAACGCGAAACTGGCGCGTCTCTATTCTGACACCGCATGGGCGGGCGTCGGCGGGACGGAACTCTCGAATCTGTTGCGGTCGTTCCAGATCGAAATATTGACCGGCGTGCATCCCGATTCGACCGGGAGCGCGAATAAATATTTCAACGCGCACAAGGAGGGAATTATCAACGTCATGGGGACGTTCACCATCGAGGCGGGAACATCCGCCAACACCCTGCTGGGATTGCAACAGGCGGGGACATTCCGCGTCATGCGTCTGGCGATCAACGGGTCGCAGATCGGGACGGGGACGAGCCACAACCTGACCATTGACATCGGCGGATTCATAGAAACCATCGATCCCATTTCCAGCGAGGATCGCGGCGACAATCTTGCCACATTCGCCATCAAGGGCACGTACGACACGACTGGAGCGAAGATGTTACAATTTAAGATCACGACTAACACGAACGCATGGAAATAACGTGAAACTAAGCGTTGCAAAAATCCTGTTGCCGCTTGACCTCGGCGGATACGCCGACGCCATGAGCGGACAAATCGTCTATGTATGGGTCAACCCGACGCGGGACGTATTGCGCAAGCGCGATGCGCTCATAAGCGATTACAATGCCGACGCCAAAGACCAGGAGGCGTTCAGCGCATTCATGCGCGGTATTGACGACTGGTTTGCGACCCTGTGGTCGCAACATCCCGACGCATCTACGCACTGGACGGCGCAGGAGTTGGCGGAGTTGCTCGAGGCAGACCCCGTGCTATATACATGGATGAAAGATTCGACCATCGAAATGTTGCAGTCGCACCGGAGGCGTGAAAAAAAAGAATAACCCGCGCCGTTCAGGCGGCGGCGCGGGATGAACAGACGGACGATCCACGCATGGACGACCTGACCCTGGCGCGAATCATCAACAAGCTACACGGCGGCGCGGTGGTAACGGCGCTGGATGTTGGTCAACTGGACGAAACCTGGATGGATTTCTTCTTGAGCGTTGCGTTGGAATTGCCGCGTGAGCGCGAGCGGCAAACGAAAATCAAAAACCTATTCGACAAATTCGAGCGGGAACACCCGACCTATGGATTGAGGTTCAAACAATAATGTCGCGCAATATCATGGAGATCGTCTTCCGCATCGCGCGTGAGGGGACAGGCGACCGGGAAACGAAACAAAAACTCAAAGATTTGGAGTCGCAGTTCAAAAAGACGGCGGCGGTCGTCGGCGCGTTCGCAGGCACGGCGATGGCGGTCGGGACTGCGATGGCGAAAAGTTATCAGTTCTACCAACAGTACGCGGGAGCGGTACGCGATCTCGCCGTCGCGTCCGGGACGTCCGCGGAAGAATCGTCGCGTCTGTTGCAGGTGATGGACGATTATCAGATCACCGCCGAACAGGTCACGGCGGCGACGAAATTTTTGACGAAACAGGGGTTGACGCCGACACTTGAAACGCTGGCGCAATTGAGCGATCAATACATTGCGATACAAGACCCCATGAAGCGCAACGAGTTCGCCTACAAGATGTTGGGCAAATCGGCAATGGATTACATCAACGTATTGCGACAGGGTGGAGACGCGTTGCGCGCGGCGGGGGAGGATGTCGATAAATTCCTCGTCCTGTCCGACGAACAAATCAAAAAGGCGGAGGAACAGCGTCTGGCGATGGACGCCCTGGCGGACTCGTGGGACGGATTGAAAGTTGCGGTCGGCTCTTCCGTCGGGGATATGATACTCCAACAGAGAAACATCGCCGGCGCGCACGAACGAAATAAGAAGGCGCTGGACGAGGGGTTGATATCGTACAACGAATGGGTCGAGATCAACAGTCTATTGATGCACGGCGGCGCGGATGTGAACGCCGTGCTGGAAAGACTCAACAGCATTTTGGGCGACACCCAGGGGACGATGCAGAGCTGGATTTCTGGAGAAAAACAGATGTATGACGCGGCGGGGAATTTGTCCGGCGCGGTCGATGAGACGACGGAATCCGTCAAGGCGCAACAGGACGCGTTGCGCGAACAGTCGGAGGCGAATCAGGACTTCCTGTCGTTCGTCGAGCGGATGCAATCCGAGTACACATCGTTCACTGAAAAAATGGAGGAATTGCGCGCCAGTCTCGCCGAATTGACGGCGGAACAGGAAAAGGTTCCCGCCTGGTCTCAAAAATACCAGGACTATCAGGAACAGATAGACAAAACCAAAGAGGAGATCGACGACCTTGCGGAAACGCACGAACTGGCGTCGAAACGCATCGCGTATTCGTTGCTGCAACAGAAACTCGCCAGCGACGGACTTACTGACGCCGAGTTTAACAATCTGTTGACTCTCGGCGTGCAATGGGGCGTACTCGACCAGACGGTCGTGGACTCCGCCAAGCTCATGAACTATAACATGAACAAAATGGCGGAGGACATGGTGTTGCCGCTGGATCGATTGAAACTTATCAACCAGAAAGCCCGCGCATTGCGGGAGGTCAGCGGGAGCGAATTCAATTTCACCGTCAACATCCAAACCAACGGAGCATTCCCGGTCGTCCCCGCCGGAGGTGGTGGGAACACTGTGACGTTGACATCGTCGCAGACGGCGACCGCCTACGCGGGCGGCGGACACCTGGGGCATGGTTGGGCGATTGTGGGCGAACAGGGTTTCGAGATCGTGACGCCGGGCGGTTACGTCATCCCGCACGATGTGTCCGCTCAATTGCTCTATTCCGGCGCGGTCAAACCGGATTATCAACTCTATGCCGGAGGATGGGCGGACGGCGAGGTATACAAGGGTTCCGGCGCGGGAATACCCAATGCACCCTCCTCCCCCGTCCCGCCATATATCCCTCCGCCGCCGCGAGGAAACAACGACGAACCGGATGTCCCTCCGGTGGTTGTCGCGTCCGAAATGTCGCAAGCGGGCGCGGCAGTCGCGCCCACTATCCAGCCGGCTGCGGCGGTGGAGGCGGCGATACAGATGAGCGCATCAACACAGCAGGCAATGGCAATGCAGACGCAGGCGCTGGTGTCCAGCGTCGTCCGAACCAGCGCGAGCATGGTCGCGGAACAACGCGAAACCAACCGTCTGCTGGCGGAACAAAACCGCACCATAGGCAACGAACTGGCAGCGGCGGTCATACAGGCGATGCCATGACGATTACATGGACATGGGATTTGCAAGCGTACATTTCCGGATCGTGGACCTCCATCAATCGCGATGTCGAAATCCACCGCACCCCGGTGGTCGCGAAACGGGGGATCAGCGGGGCGGGCGTTACCAACCGCGTCGCCTCTCCGGGCACGTTAACCTGTTCCCTGGACAACGGCGAGTCGAACTCCGCCGGGTTGCTGGGATATTATTCGCCCAACCACGCGAACATGCGCGCCAATTTCGGACGGGACACGCGAGTGAGACTCAAGATTATGTATGGCGGGACGGATTATTACGTGTGGCACGGGTACATCACCGATCTCGATCCGACGATGGGGAAATACCGCGAGCGTAGCACGCGCCTGGCGGCGGCGGATTACATGCAGAGACTGGCGAAGCAGAAACTGCAACTTTTGCCGGTTCAGAGGGACAAATGTTCCGATCAGATCATTTCGACCATCCTGACCTCTATGCCCGTCCAGCCGTTGAACAGCAGTTTGAGCGCGGATAAAATCTATCTGCCGTTTGCGTTGAGCGCGGAGACCGACGAAAAAACGGTGATGATGGGCGTAATCCAGAAGGTTTGCCAGACCGTCCTCGGTTATTTTTTCATCCGCGGCAATATGACGGACGGCGAAACCGCCGTGTTCCAGCGCGAGGAGAATCGCGCCGTCATGACCTCCGCCGCAACCCTCGACGATACGATGTGCGAATTGATCGTGCGGCGTTCGACGGACGACATGTACAACCGCGTCATCGGAAAAATTCACCCGACACGGGTGGACGAAACCGCTGACACATTACTCTACGAGAACGACTCCGACATCTATGTGGATGCGGGCGACACACAGGTATTTACCTTCCGCTTCAAAGACCCCAACTCACAGGCGGTGCGCATCTCCGCGTTGGATGTTACGGAAACGCCGGAGGCGGGGACGCATTACAGGGCGAGCCGCTATCAAAACACCAACTACAACGACGCCAACGATCTAATCTCCGTCACCGCACAGAACGGCGGGAACTCCAGCGACTGGACGATCCAGAACACGGGTGGGTATAGGGTGTATATCAACAAAATTAATATTTTCGGGCGCGGCATCTATTATTACAACCCCGTCACGCTCATCGCCGAAAGCGGGAGCGGCGACAGGGAGTTATCCTACGATTTCTATTATCTGGACGACGCCCAACGCGCCCGTTCGTTTTTGAACCGCATTTTGACGCGCGTCTCGGCGGACACTCCCGACGTCGAAGCGATTTCATTCTATGCCGACGAAAACGCGACTCTCATGGGATACGCCATGACGCTCGATATAGGCAGTCGCATCACGGTGCGGGAAAGCGTGACCGGCGTCGACGGCGAATATCACATCAACAACGTGACATATACCATCGAGAGTACGGGCGCACTCAAAATCACGTGGGGGCTGGAACCCGCCGACACGAAAAGTTATTTCATCCTCGGCTCGTCCCTGTTGGGTGGGACGGACGTGCTTGCGCCCTATTAGGAGTTCGACATGCCGTATACACCCGTAATCACATTCTCGGACGGCAACCCGTTGCCAGCCGCCGACCTGAATAGCAATTTTTCAAATCTGGACTACCTCAACGCGAAAATCAACACCCAAATACAGATCAGGGCGTCCGCCATGACGCCGCGCCAGTCTAGCGGAGCCAGTCCGGGATCGTTCGTTACAGGAAGCAATCTGAGAAATTACGACACGATGGATTTCCCGGACGTGTCGCAGACATTCGCCGATTTTTTTCTTGTCTTGCCATCCGACTACGATGGCGGGACGATCACGGCGAAATTTCTATGGACGGCAAATTCCACAAGCACCAACGCGGTGGTGTTGGGTATCGCCGCTGTCGCCATTACGGACGATGAGACCCTGGACGCCGGTACAGGCACGTCGCAACAGGTCACGGACGCCAACAAATCGACGGCATACGATCTCAATATCACGGCGGACACCCCCGCTCTGACGATAGCAGGCACGCCCGCCGCGAATAAATTGGCGTTTTTCACGATCTTTCGCAACCCAGGAGACGCATCGGACACCCTCGCCGCGACGGTGCGACTGTTGGGTGTCGTCATCACCTATACGAGGGCGTGATGCAAATATCGCTGGATGCCTCCACGTCCAATCAAAAAAGCACATCGGGAACCTCTCATAGTTTTTCCCATACAGTCGGGACGGCAAAGGCATACAACACATTGTTCGCCGCCATCGCATTGCGCGGACAGAGTAGTACGACGCCGTCCTCGATTTCCGCCACATACAACAGTGCCTCAATGGAAAAAATCGGGGAGCATACCTATGCCGGAGGTATCTATATTGCAATCGCCATCTTCCGTCTGCGCAAACCATCCACCGGGTCGAATACCCTCGCGTTCACATGGACGAACGACGCCATCGGCGCGGCGTATGCCGTCTCGCTGTACGGCGTATCTCAATCCTCCCCGGAGCGGAGCGGGTCGTACACGACGATGTCCGCGACCAATTCGACGACGCCGTCCATCGCCGTACCGTCGAACAGCGGCGACTGGGTTCTAGACGTGATCGCAAGCGAGTCTGTGTTTGGAGGCACCATTAGCATGACCGTCGGGAGCGGTCAGACGGTGATTATGAACAGTGAAGTCCAGTTATCGAACCGCATCGCCTACGGCGGTTCCTACGAAGCGGGGGCGTCCCCGACCGTCACGATGGGATGGTCGAAAACAAGCGGGGGGTATTGGGCAATCATGGCGGGGGTCAGCGTACAGCCCCATGCGGGCGGGAGTCAACCGGTCGTTTCCCCCTCGATGGTTTTTTGACGTTCCCCCGGTTGAACGATTTGTTTGGTGTTACGGTTGACTGATGGTGTCATGATATTCGTCTCCAACTTCGCAGCATACCACACGCTCGTTGTTATTCCAGTACGGCGGGCGTAAGCGGACTTCACGCAAGCCTTCCGCAGTCGGCAGCCAGCGCATGGCTTTTCCGTCTTTGAGCAGGGAATAATCATCGGCAATAATTTCTACAATAAAATCAGTCACCAATCCCATACCGCGATGTTTTTTCCTGGCTATGTATTTCAAGTTGCGCCGCAAAAGGTCCTGAATGGTATGCCTGTCTGCTATACAATAAGCCGTCAATGATGTTGGATGTTGCAACTCAAAAGGCAGATTGTAATCGCGCATTGCTCCCGCTTGCATATTAATAATACCATTCACCATTGATATTTTATTCTCGCGGAATCGCTTGCGCCAATAGCGGATAGATGTCATCACGGTTTCATTTTCCAAAGGCTGCAAGGCGGACGCACACCAGCCCCAATGTTTTTCCACGTGCCAAGTACCAAACGGCAATCGGATTTCTTCTGGTTTTTCCCCCCGCGTCGGTGCAAGCCTGGACTGTCTCACCATCGGCGAGAGACACCAATCAATGATGCCGTCCAATGTCGGCGGGACAAACGGGTCATAGATGACGCCCGCCATGTCCATTTCAAACGTGACTTTCAACGGATTTAATTTAGGCTTGCTCATGTGTTCTCCATGCGCGATTGATATATCTTGCGCCTTTTAGCAGAGATGTTTCATCTCCGTGCGTCAGCGCGATTTGTCGGGCGTGGCTCTTGGCAGACATGATTCCATCATTCTCAACATGCCAGCCAGGTTGATTCTTCGGATGGCGCACGCGCTCATGCCATGCCTTGATAAGCCGCACCGTTTCCTGATGATAGATTACCTTATCATCTGCCAGCGGGGTAACAGGTTGCGGAATGAGCGGCGTCCATTTGACCCGTAAGGACACAGATTTTTTCACGGGGATGGAAAAGATAATATTCATCAAGCGTTCCCATTGTGTAAAATCTTCCTTTGGTCGCTCCCACGAGTGACCAAACATTTGAAAAGCTTTGAAGTTGACGTGACCTTGCTCCACCATGAATTTGAAATAATCAAGTATCTGCCTGTCGGTGATGTGCTTATGTACGCGCTTGCGCGTCTCTTCGGTCAAGCCGTCAATACCCACGCGCACAAGTTGATTATGGTCAATAGGTATACCTGTATTTTTGTATCGTCGCAAAACCATATCGAGACGGTAAGAGCCGAAAGCCTGCCGCATTCCGCGTGATCGAGCGCGTTCAAGGTATTCATCATAGGCGGGTGTGCTGGCTTCATCTGGCGCAAAAAATACGATCTTTCGCGTCAGTGATGTATCCAAGTTGTCTATGATGTCCAGCACTTCCGCTTTTGTGCGATAGCGGTATGGCATGGAGTGACCTAACTCGCAATAATGGCAACTATACGGACAGCCCCGCGCCACTTCGATATACCACGCCGCCGAAAGCGTATTCGGACGATTGAGATAAGGCGGGTTCGCTGGCAATGGCTTTTCAAAGTTTCGCACAGGCAACGGTGCGCCCTTTAGCCATAACTCTGAAACGATTGTGCCTGATAAATCTTTCAGCGCGAGTGCGGAAAAATCCTTTTCAAGCAGGTTGGCGGCGTTCTCAATCCACGTTTCACCATCACCAAGACAGAGCGCGTCCACCAGTGGGATGATAGGGCGCGGATTGTTGTAAGTGACATGCCCGCCACCCAAGCGGATTTTTCCATGCTTCGGTGTGGCTTGCAGACGCGGATAATCTTCGGGATGGTGGACACTTACCAACTCAACATCATAGTGATAACGCGGCGTGTCTGGTTGGATAATATCCACCTTATGACCCATGCGGAGCAATTTCTCAACGATGTAAAACGCGCCAATTGAGCCTTCTTCCTTGTCGCCTGCGGGTTCAATCATGCAAAAATTCATCGTCATATCCTTCTCGCAATTCTTCCTGACTTGGCAAAAGATAAGTTAGAAATTGATATAACGGAGATTGAACAAGCGGGCGTGCCCACAAGATGAAATCGTTGCAAAATACAATTCCAACTTTAGACATGATGGTAACTGGAATATCAAGCGTCTCGATGCCTGTGCGCCCAATGCCGTTTTTTTGCGCGTCACGCAGTTTCGACCACATCGCCAATATTTGCTCTTTGTCATTGGCGCGGACTTGCAAATCATCGAAGCCCCAAATACCAAACGGCGTATGATTGACAGGCGAACGTAAAGACCCATGCTTTTTGTAGGATGTCGTCACCCATCCAGCCCAATGCTTTGACGTTGTTCCACGCAAAACCAACTCGCGGATTTTTGCCTTGTTCATCTCGCGGAATGTTTCACCATCCGTCCACCAGCACATCTGCATTTCTTTATGTTTCTTGCGCTTGTTCACCTCGCCGGTTTCTGGATTTATGCCAGGCTTCCCGAACTTGAACGCATACCAGACATTCACCCCGACTCGTGGAGAGTCGGGGCATACGAGAAGATTCAGATCATTGAAACTTGCGCCGAACAAATGTTTTCGGGCGATAGTATCAGTCGTCGCGCCGCTTACGCAACACACGCCAGGTTGAGCCACTTCGGGGAGCGGCTCTTTTTCATCGGCTGTCATGCACATTGCGATTAGGTCGGTAGTGTGCATTTTATTGCCTCACGAAATGTTCGTAAAGTTCTGCATCCGAATTTGGAAGCGATGGCCGCCCAGCGACACCACTTGATATATCTTCCCATCTGTCACGCACCTCCTCTGGCGTAAATGTATCTCCGTGTGATTTACACACACGCATGATTCTCTCAACATCTTCGGCAGCGTCATACAACCCATCGCCGCTAAAAATCTTTTTTTGTTTCTTTTTTTGTTTCTTTTTTCGGCGTTTGTGCTTCTTTCTTTTCCATCCCGGACTTCTCGAAGGCACTGATGGCTTTCAGGTAGCCGATGATTTCGTCCTTGTTCGCGGCGAGGTAATCATCATACGGCTTGGGGTCAATTGCCAAATCAGTTTGATAGTTAATTGCGCACAAACCATATCCGCGATGACCCTTTGCGCCAAGATAGCCATATTCTTTGAGCAGGATCAATCCCTTGTACAACGCGGCGCGCTCGATTTCCGTCATGTGGCTGGATAGGAAAAATCCACCTTCCAAAACTTCACCTTCCTGTAAACATTCTGTATTTGCCAGCATGGATGTGTTTTGAGTGTCATCACTAATCGTATCGCCAGCTTCTTTCTGCGCCTTACTGGTGCGTCCTTCGTAGTCATCGGGGCGCGTGAGGTAGCGCCAGTCCATCATGCTGTTGACCGACTTCTCTCCGCCATTACCCCATTCAATACATACGGGGCGCAAGTCATTTATAAAAACATAACCTTCGATGGGATGTTTCCCAACGCCCCCAAGAACAGAGAAGAACGGGAGCATGGAGCGCAGCTGGCGCACGCCATCACTACGGACAGTTCCAGCCGCCGCGCCGGTAAGAACGCGCTCGAATTCTTTGGGAATGTATCCGTCCTGCATAATGCCGCCGCTGTACAGCAGGTGGAAAAACCATGTATCCCAAATCGGGTCAGCACGATCAACTTTGAATCCCATCGCAATCGTAAAATGGTCGGCAAGCAAATCGCGCATAATGCCGCCAATTGCATTGGCGGAAAAGAATGGCAATTCCATTCCGCCCCGAACCTTTGCGCGGCGGAATAATGTAGCGTTGCCCGCTTTCGTATCTGCGCCATGCGATAAAGCCTGTAACACAGTGGCGGTCATGTTGATATCAAATTTCGGGCGCGGCTTCAGTGCGCCGATGGCGATTTCCTGCGCTTCGTATGTGTCGCAAACCGCTTCAATCAAAGCAGGCTGGTCTTCCCATTTTTCTTTTGCGATACCAACTGACAAGCGCGGCAATTCGCGCAGCCACTGATACACCGCTTTTGCGTCTTGCGCTTTCCCAGCCAGCAAAAGATTCTTCAGGTCTTCACCT